ATTCTAACTATTACAGATGTTTAATATATCTGATAATTTATATAGAAATATAGTCACAGCAATTGTTACGAATAACCATATTATTTATTACTAATAATTAAATTTTTTACGACATTTATTCTTTTTGCATTTATGACCATTTAAAACTGAATAATATCCAGAATTACGAGGATATCTATTTTCATCACAGAATGATGAATTATTACAACAAGGATTCAATCCTTCTTGCTGTATCGAATTATTTACCGTATATGAAATTTGTATACGAGCATCGTAAGTAATTTCATCAATACCTTCTAAAGAAATTGTATCTAGTAAAATATTCGTTGATCCATCAATCAATGCAACTTGAAGAAATGTAGATTGTCCTACATCAATAATTTGGATTCCAGAATTTATATTGATTAATGATGTTATAAATCTATCGCCAATTGTACCCATGACAGCGAAAGAATTTTTCAAACAACCTAATTGTGATATTATCAAATTAAATCTTATTCTTTTATTCATTACTATTACTTATTTTTAAAATTTTTCCATTTGATTTCGAAAGGGTATTTATTAGTTGTTTTTACAAATATGAATATCCTGTTTATCCAATAGGTATTGTTTTTGCTGAAATAACTATTTTTTGCACGTATCTCTATGTTGTTTGTACAATTTCCAATAACATTTATTAAGACAAGTTTTATTGGATGAACCGACACATTTGATTTCGTGATGAAAATTATAATTGCAAATACATTCCATAAATATTTCAGAATAATGAAAATTTAACGTTCCAAATTTGTTTAAATTAATTAGTTCGGATTTGCACTGTATAGTATATTTGTTGGTTGAATTATCTTGATTAAATGGATGATTTAAAAACTCTGAACATTTACCACACCAATTATTGTATTCATTTTTTGGAATAAATTCATATAAATTTATTCCAGATCCAAATACCTTAATTTCTTTAATTGTATTTTGAAAATCATCCGATTGTAAAATTTGTTTTGCCAAATCACTTTTAGATTCATTTTCTGCAATATAAATCCCATTTATAAATACCGTAAAAATATGATTTTTCTTTTCATACTTTGGGAAAGACAACCCATATTTTTGACATGTAATTTGTAATTCACTAATATAATCATGTGTTTTTTCGCTTTGTAATAAAGTTTGAACCATATATTTTAGTTTTGAAACCCATATTTTTTCAAGGGTTTCAATTCCACAATAAAAAGCAATAGTTCCCATTATTGCTTCAAAAAGATCTTCGGTAATAGAAGAAATCGTTTTTTCATCCATATCTTGTTTGTTATTTTTTACAGGATTAATATTGGCAAAAACATATTGTGATGAAATTCCAGGAATAGATTTGGCCATTATATTCATACCTATTCCTCCGACAATTTTAGATTGCATTAATGTTAATTCTCCCTCTTCACAATTTGGAAACTCTGTAAATAGATATTTCGAAACTATATAACCAAAAGCTTTATCTCCAAAGAATTCTACCCTTTCATAAGTGAGAGTTTCTTTTATATTTAACATATTTTTAACCAAATTTATATTTTTGATTCCAGAGACCGATTTGTGGAAATAACAAATAATCAATAAATTAATTAAATTCTCATCTTTTTCTATTTCGAAAAATTCCAATAAAGTATTTATAACTAATTTTATTTTTTCTATTTCGAGATTCCAATTGGTATCATTATTTACTATATTTAATTCCATTGCTTCTAAATTTATTTCTATAATATAGTTAGGATGGATATAACTCCTTCTACAACAGATTATGCATCAGGAAATTTAGAAACTGCAAAAATTCCCGATTATTCTACTTTAACAATTGCATTAATAGTTATTGTAATATTTATTATTTTGGCAATAATTATTTTTATTATAGTATGGTTTAGTATACCAAAACATAGTTCGTCTGCATAATATCATTTTTCTTTAAAAGCAAAATGAACAAATACAATATTCTTTTACCACATCCTTTAAATCACGATATTATAAAGTATATTTATTCTTTTTTAAAAAACTATTCTCCAATTTTGAGATTGATAAATAAAGATTGGAAAAATCATTTTCCAGTGTATCCAAATGAATCCATATCATTATTAGATGAAATTATAAATAATAACGATACAAATACATTAAATTATATTTATCGGTTTGGAAAACCATGGCGTGATATAATTTGCATTAGATCTTCTCAAAAACAATCGTTAGAGATACTTAAATGGTCAAAATTGAATGGTATTGGATTAGATACATCAATATGTTATCGTGCAGCTATAAAAGGGGCAAGAGAAAATAATTGTCCTTGGAATTCAAATATATGTTCTGATGCAGCAAGATATGGACATTTTGAACTTCTTAAATGGTCAATATTAAATGGTTGTCCATATGATACATATACTTGTTCTTGTGCAGCTTACGGAGGATATTTAGAAATTCTTAAATGGTTAAGAGAAAATAATTGTCCTTGGGACGAAGATACGTGTACTTGTGCGACCATGAAAGGACATTTTGAAGTTCTAAAATGGGCAAGAGCAAATGGTTGTCCTTGGAATAAATTTACATTTATTTATGCATCTGTAAAGGGAAATTTCGAAATCCTTAAATGGGTAAAAGCAAATGGTTGTCCTTGTGATTAAAATATGTAATTATAGAAAAAATATATATATAAATTATTGTCCAGAAAATTGATTATTACAAGATCCGAAAAAAGCTTTTGAACAAGTATTTATTTCGATTGGAAGAACTTACGTAAATTTATCGAGAAACAAATATAGACATTTAACTCAACCTTTTTTTTATTAAATTCCAGCTTTTTAATTAATATACCTTTTCCATCTATGGAACACTATAATTTTGAATTATTAACAAATCGTAATATCCAAAAGTAATTCACCCTTCTGAAAAGATAATAACTATTATTAAGTGTAGTATTTTAATATAACGATAAAACTCCGTTATAAATAAAATTGTTATGGGAATCACAGATTTTAATATATGAATTTTATCCAATATATTTTGAATTAATTTTATAAAAGAAATATTAATTCATTTTACGGCGCATATATAATAAAATATTATCTTTATAAATATTTGTATTCTTTTTTTATGACAGAAATCCCATTATCTTTAGATGATACATGGGAAATTATTAAAACGTATTTTAACGACGAAAATTTTGTTAATGATACAATTCGTTCATATGATAAATTCATTACAAATATCAATAATATTCCAATTCCCGTTATAGAAGTTCGTTCAGATACAGAGGATAATTCTAATCATAAAAATACCTATCATAGTATAAAATTTACAAAATCCTATGTTGGTAAACCAATGTTAAATGAAGATGATCCGAATAAAAAGGCAACTTTTTTATCTCATCCAAAACATCGAAATAAAGCAGATAATATAACATTGATGACTCCTCATGAAGCAATGGAAAGATCTCTTACATATTCTCTTCCGATTTATTATGATATCATTCACGAAGTTTATAAAAAAGAAAAAGATGGAGAATTTAAACTTTTTTCGCGAAAAAATAATAATAAAGTTTGTATTGGAGATATACCACTTGTTACTGGAAGCCAATGGGATAATTTAAATACCACTTCTCAAGATACTGGTCAGGAATGTCATTATGCTACTAAAGGAGTATTTATTGTTAATGGAAATGAAAGGATCGTAACACCACAAGCAAGAATGGAATATAATTCTGTTTTTGTTTTTAAAAAAACAAATAGCAAACCAATGTTGATTGCAGAAGTTCGTTCACTTGCTGAAAATGATTATGGAGATCCAAAAGTCATTACTGTTAAATATAGAGCTTTCAAAGGAAGAGGTGAAGAGATATTTAAATTGAAATTTCCTTATATAACTTATGATATAAATATTGTCGTTATTTTCAGGTATATAAAAGATTATGATATTTTTTTTAAAGTAAATCAGAGCTCTTGGTATTCAAACACAGAAAGAAATGGTAGAAATGATTTTGCAAGGTAGTAAAAATCCAAAAATGCTAGAAGCAATCATTGCAACTTTAGAAGATAAAGAAGGAGTTGCTATCTGTAGTCAAAAAGATGCTCTAGTACATATAGGAAAAAAGGCTCAAAATTTTAATGAAAACAAAGATGAACAACCAATCATAAATTATGCATTAAACCTACTTGATCGAGATCTTTTTCCTCATATGGGGAAATCAAAGGAATTCTTTCGACATAAAGCATTTTATCTTGGATATATTGCACATAAAATTCTTCGTGTTAAATTGGAGTTGACACCTCAAGATAATAGAGATCATTGTGCAAGAAGAATATTCGAATTAGCTGGACCTCTTTTAGAAGATATATTTTGTGAAGTAATGGAAACCCTTTGTAGGGATATAAAATCTATTCTAAGTAGATGGATAAAGGATGGAAAACCAATTCAAGATATTTCTACTCTTTTAAAGAAAAGAAGTATTAGTCAAAAATTTAGATATGTTATAGCAACCGGAAATTGGACATGCAATACAAACAAAAGAACAAACAAAACAGGAGTTACTGCAGTTTTACAACGTGTATCATTTGCTTCGGAACTCTCTCACAAGAGACGACTTAATACGCCAATTGGAAGAGAGGGTAAATTATCTAAACCACGACAATTACATTGGGATACTTTTGGAATGATAGACCCTGCAGAAACTCCAGAGGGTGTAAATGTAGGATTAGTAAATAATATGGGTCTTTCTGCTCATATATCTATGGGCGATTCTTCTTTCCATTTGATGGATATAATAATTAATAATGGATTGATTCCACTCGATAAAATAGTAAATGAAGAATTATTATATTGGAGGATATTTGTAAATGGAAAATGGATTGGAATGATTAAAAAATCTAATGAGATTATAAATCTTTTGAAAAAGATGAAAAGGAGTACAGATATAAATTACGAAACAAGTATTTCTTATAAACATCGAGAAAGATCTGTCCTTATAAATACAAATTCGGGAAGAATAATGAGACCATTATTAATAGTTGAAAATGGAAAACTCAAATTGACCAAAGAAAGAGTAGAAAGCCTTAGAAAAGAAGAGAGATATAAAGATTCTTTTACTGTATTATTGGGTGAGGGGATTGTCGAAATGATGGATGTTACTGAAACAGATAATGCTCTGATTGCAATGTTTGTCAGAGATTTAGAAGATTTACAAAAAACATACACACATTGTGAAATTCATCCTTGCTTGATTTATGGTGAAATTGTCGGAAGTATTCCCAATCTGAATCATAATCCAACTCCTAGAGGAACTTTTCAAGGTGCAATGGGAAAACAAGCACTTGGTATACCTACTATCGATTTTTTGGATAGAATGGATACGATGATGCATGTTTTATGTTATCCTCAAAAACCTATTACCAGTACAAAAACATCTCGGTTAGTCGGAATGGATGATCTTCCTGCTGGAGCAGAAGCAATTGTAATGCTTGCATGTGATACTGGAGAAAATGTAGAAGATGCAATTATTATCAATCGAAGATGCTTAGATTTGGGAATGTTTCGTTCGTTTTTTTATCGAACATATAAAGATGTCGAACAAAAATTAGGAAATTCTTATTCTGAAGAGTTTAAAAAACCCAATAGAGAAAAATGTCATGGAATGCGTCCTGGAAACGAATTAGAATTAGGAGAAGATGGTATCGTAGATCCTGGAACATTTATATCTGGAGATGATTATATAATCGGAAAAACATCTGCATATGTTGGAAATAATCCTCAATTTACTGAAAAAGATCACAGTCAGCTTAATAAGAATTCAGAACATGGAATAGTAGATCGTGTAATGTTGACTACAAATGAAGAAGGATTCAAAATTACAAAAGTAAAAGTAAGATCTGTTCGTATTCCTATTATGGGAGACAAGTATATAATTTGAATAAATTAATACTATTTTAGATTTTCATCCCGCCATGGACAAAAAGGAATCATAGGAGCTATCAGAGAACCAGAAGATATGCCTTTTTCTGTAAAAGATGGAATGGTTGCTGATATAATGATCAATCCTCACTGTTTTCCCGAATATACATTTATTACAACTTCTTGCGGATTATCAAAAAAGATTATAGATTTTCCCAATAGAGGAGGATCTCGCATCTTTGGTTGGAAAAAAGGATTAAAAAATTCTATTCAACTCGAAATGGAATGTAAAGGAATCCAAAATATTATCCAATTAACTCTGGAGGATGGTAGAAATATTCGATGCACTAAAGATCACAAATTTTTACTTGATGATGATAAATGGGAAGAAGCTGAAAATTTATATGGAAAAACTATAATGATGGGAATAGAAGGAATTGAAGATTTTCCCCAGATAGATGAAAAGAATTGGCCGAATTTAGAGTGTAATGAATTCACATTCACAATGGACAATTCTTTTGAAAGAGATAAAACTTTGGCCTTTGCACGATTATTAGGATATATTTTCATTTGTGGAATTCCTAAAATCAACTACGAAAGATTTACTGGTATTTCTGTTCCAGTAGATAATTTATTCGATCTCGAAATAATTTTACAAGATATTCAATTGATTATTGGTTCGCGACCTTTAAATCCTTATATTATATATCCTAAATTTTATACAAATGAAATACCAAAAGATCTATTTGATTGTATCAGAAATATAATATACAAGGATTTATCTCCTATACAAATTCAGATTCCTGAATTTATATTAGAAGAAAATTGTCCAAATAGTATCATCAGGGAATTTATAGCAACAATATTTGGTTCCAAATGCAATGCTCCTTTTATCCAATTTGATACAATTGGTGGCTTAGAATTTACTGTTACTTGTTCGATTGATCAATTCAAAATTTATTTGGAAAATATGGAAACTATTTGTCATCTTCTTGGAAAACTTGAAATAAGAAATGTTTTTACTGAATGTCGAAAATTGGAAAATCCTATAAAAATGGGATATGAAATTCGAATAAGAATTACAGATTGTTATTTATTTGCCAGAAAAATTGGATTTAGATATTCTATTGACAAAATTTCAAAATTATCTGCTGCATTGTCTTTTTGGAGATATAAGGAAAATAATGGCGATCTTGATGCATCATCATATCTGAAACAGATTGATTGTGATTCATGGTTTTCTTGTAAAAAATGTGAATCCACTATTCGATCTTTTAAACTTAAAGTAATTCAAATTATCGAAATTGGACAAGAAAAAGTTTATGATCTTTCAATATTTCATACGGAATCATTTCTTGCATTTGGTGCAATAGTTCATAATTGTAAACCTTCTAGAATGACTATTGGGATGATTATAGAATTATTACAAGGAAAAATCGGATGTACCGTAGGAAAATTCTTTGATGCAACCGTTTTCGAAGATTGCGATGAAAATGAGGAAACATTACAAAAAAAATTAGAAGCAATATTACCAACAATTGGATATCCAAAAGGAGGCCAAGAAAAATTCATGAATGGAAGAACTGGTGAAATGTTTGAAAGCCCATTCTTTATCGGAACATGTTTTTATCAAAAATTAAAACATATGGTTGATGATAAGATCCATTCTCGCTCTAGAGGACCTGTACATATTATGACTAGACAACCAGTAGATGGTAGAAGCAGAGATGGTGGATTAAGATTTGGTAAGTTTTTATATCGGAAAATATTAATAAGAAATAGGTGAAATGGAAAGGGTAAATATTTATTTAAAACTAATTTCGAATTCAAGGATTGTCTTATCTCATATGGTGCAGCATATGCTCTAAATCAAAGAATGATGGGGTTATCTGATCAATGCACTATTTATTATTGCCAATGTGGACATTTTGCTTACAAGAATGCTAAAAATAATACTTATCATTGTTCTAAATGTATTAAATCTACTGAAATTAGAAAAACAGAAGTTCCTTATCCTTGGAAGTTGATGAATCAAGAATTAATTGCAATGGGAATAATGCCTTTAATGCAAATTGGAGATAAAGATTAGAACTAATAAATATATCGCGTTATACGGTTTTTTTTATCGAATATTATTAAATGGCCACCGTGGTTAATCTTGAACAGCTATCAGAAGAGGATGCAGATAAACTTTTAAAGGAAAATGAAGATAATATTTATTCTCTTTCATTTTATTTGGATAATATTTATTTATTTTTGCAATAGGAATCCTTCAAAAATTACATGCGATCAATGCAAGCTTACTCGTTATTGTAATACGGAATGTCAAGAAAACCCACAAGAATTTATGTAAATTTATTCCTTCCATTCATATTTCAAAAGAAATAGATAATTATAAAGTGATAATAGAAAAAAACTTGGTTAAGATGCCCAAACCCATTTTAATCATCTTGTTGGCCAATTTGGATAGGAATGAAATCATCACTCTCGGAACTTCTTATGAATTTGGACATGGAACCAGTAAAAATCTCAAATTAGTAAATATTCTTGGAAAGATTTCGCGAGAATATTGCTCAAAATTATTTACGTCATTCATACAAATTTAAATACTGAAAATATTTCAATTATGCTTGCTCCTTGCATTTGCTGTGATCATTCCAATTGTTTTAAAAAGTACGACGAATATTCAAAATAAAGAAAATAATAATTTTGGCAAATATGAATCTTTGGAAGAGAAAACATCATTCATTATACCACTTCATGTCTATTATAACTTGAGTGATGATGATTTTAATCGAAAAACTCCATCTATTTTTGTTGTAAGTTTTTTATTATTATAACGAATACATAAAATTTGTAATGCTAAATGCTTGGGGAAAAAAGGATGAGTTTTACTATTTAGATATCCAAATTGCCCTTTTCTTTTCTATTGTTCAGATGAATGCAAGAAAAAAAGATACAATTCATACTTATTTTTTGCAAACCTCTAGAAAAGAAATGCGGTTTAAGTTGGTATATTTGGAAAAGAATTCAATACAATAACGATTATTCTGAAAACCATCATATATATATCAAAGACATTTTTTCGAAGCAAGGTATCAAATTTGATAGGAAATATATCTAAATTGGTTTGCTGCAAATCTCATGCTGTAACTTTTGGGAAACGAAGAAGATTATATAATGATTCAATTTAACGAAATTTTATTATAAAAATACTTATATATCAGAATCATATTCTTCTTGTTCGGTAATTTGTTGTACACTTCCGGATTCGCTAATTGGTTCAACTTCGATTATCTTGAATGTTTTGATGATAATTCTCTTTTTATTTGGAATCAAATAGTAATCATTTACTTTTTCAATCTTAATCATATCTATAACACGATCATTATAGGATTTTCCGTCTATAGATGTTTCATATCTATAACGAATGGTTAATCCTTGACTTATATCTTCGATTTTTATAGTATCAAATAATGGTGATTCCATATGGTCATTAGGACTCATTCCAAGAGCAATTTTTAAATCATCTACTGCAATTTTTTCCAATGTTAATTTTGCTTGTTCATAAGAGATCGAATATTTGTGAACAACTAATTCGTGCTTATCACTCTCTTGTGAAGTAATTACATAAACATTCATTGTAAAAAAAAAATAATAATCTAAATTAAAACAATAATTTATTAGTGGAAAAATGAATCTCAAAAAGAAAGTTTCTTATTTCCTCCAATACGTTTTGCTATTTGGAAATCACTTCCTGTTATAGTTTCCCTTTTTCCCGATTTTGCAATTGCTGCAGCACCAGCTGCATACTTTAATATAAGACCTTCAACAATAAGTTGTAATAAATCCATTGCGGCTGAGGACCATCTTGTCTTTACTTTGCTTCCATCCTTTGCAGTTGCCATATCTATACCAATATCTTCCATAATATGTGTCACAAATTTACGAAATGAGGCTTTTTGTAAAGTTACACACTCTAGATCGGTAAAATCTACCCTCAAAACCTTTTCCACTTCTCGAGAATACTGCTCAATATTTTTTTTCTTTCCCTCCGAAGCTTTTCTAGCAGCACGAGTTATTTTTTGTTTTAAGCCCTTTCCTCTTTCTTTAGTATACATATCACATTTTGGAAGATCACCAAGCGATAATGACTTATAATCTTTCTTTTCAATTCCATATAATCTAGCAGCATCTTCCACATCTCTGTCTAAAATAGTAACTCTTCTTGCATACTCTGCATAAGTATATGCATTATCAACAATAAGACTGGTCAAGTTATAAGCATACTCTCCAACTGCATTGTATAAGGTCGAAGAAATACGAATATCAAGATATCGTTTAATCATTCTTCTAAGGCTTCCTCGTTTTGGTCTAGTTTCGTCATATTTTTTTCTTGATGTTTTTGTGGTATACGCTTTACTTACTGTTTTCTTTGCAGGTCTTTTTTTAGAACCCTGGACCATTTTTTTTACAAAATTATATTCAACTATATTTAAAAACTAAAAAATTAATTGGGTAAAAATCTGAAAAATTTATTTTAAAATATTCTTAATAATAGGATTAAAATCTGTAATAATTGTTGATTCACAATCTATATATTCAAGAATCCTTTTATCTTGTTCAGGAATGGAAGCAAATATACGAGGAGATTCATATCCTAGATCGGCTTGGAAAAAGGGGTCGAGATAATAGATGCGATTGCTTTATTGTCTTAGCATAATCTTTTTTTTTCCATATAATGTCCAAAATCATTTTTGTATTTTTCATTAAGATTACTTACCACATTGATTTATCAATTACTGTATTTAGAATAATTTTTTACTCATCGGTAGACTATTTTATTGCAAGAATTACTTGTAAATTTTGCTTTTTAGCAGATAAACCCATGAAGATTTGTATTTTACAGGTTCCATTAAAGTAAATCTATAATTTTTCGCGCCATATTATTTAAAAAATATTGCATCTACATTTTTTTACTATATAATATTTCAATTTGGATTAAACTACTCTTAAAAATATCGGATCTATATTTTTTTATCATATAACTATACAGTTTTTGTAAGAAAAAGATCAAATAAAAATTCTCCAGATGTCTTTCTCATTAAATTTCACCAAACTACGATTTGTTCCGGATGATAATGATACCAAAGATAATGAGGGATTTAAGTCTGGCACTTTTACTGCACCTGTAAAATACAAGATCCTAAAAGGAAAACAGATATTCAAATTTCCTGAAGAAATTGTTTCCGAACAAGAAGAAGAAGTATCAATTAGCAAATTTGAAAAATATGACCAAGTAAATTTAATTGTATTTATAATATTTCATTAAGAAATATAATAAACCTAAAAAGAAAACTAGAACTAATCCAGAGAAAAAAAATTGGAGAAAAGCTTGGATTATCGATAAGAAAGATTTACCTATTGCTGCCAAAACTTATGATGTCCATATTTTCGATTTGGATTATATGAAAGTCTCTAAATTCGCATTAAGAGAAGTTGGAGCTAAAGAGAATTCTGCTAAAGGGAAGGATAAAACCAAACCGCATTTGGAGAGTTCTCTTAGTGAAAAGGACATCAAAAATTGGTTGGAACAATGGAAGGGTTACGAAGATTGCATTTATGTATATCCATATGGAAAAGATTCCATAGATAAGAATAGCAATTTGTATTTCGAAAATTGGATTCAATTGTCTTTTAATCCCGAGGTATTTTTTGGATTCATTAATAATTATATAGATACGTGATTTAGTATCTAGCCATTGGAAAATTCCCTTTGATGGAATGATTACAGAAAAGAATAATGCGAGTGCTCATTTTAAAGAATGGCAATCAAAAACCGGAATAAAAGCAAAGACTACAGATAAACCTTTCGAAATGTATAGGGTATTTATTAGACAAGGTGAAAAGATTATATCGGCTCCTCTTGGATCTGTCTTTCCTAGATTTGTAAGACACTCATCAACTCCTAGTAGATCTCTTCATAGTATAGAAGAGAAAAGTAATATTTATTAAATATTTTAATCTCTTACCAAGAAAAACAAGAGAATCTAAAGAATCTAAAGAGGAAATTTGATGATTTGGAAAATGAATCAGAGTCTTTATTGGAAGATTTTAATCAAGAGAATTTGGAAGACGAATCAGAGTTTAAGGATCAAGAAGAAGAAAATGAAGAAGAAGAAGAAAATGAAGAAGAAGAAGAAGAAGAAGAATATCACTATCATAATTCTACAGCATAAATTTTTATAAAACAAGTATATTTCCAAAAGGAATTTGAGAAGGTTATTGATAACCCCCTTTTATTTTATCTAAACCAATAATTTAAATAACAAATTCTACAATTAGATTTCTTTAAAACGTAAGTTATTCCATAAAGTTAGAGCTCCAATGTTTTGATTTCCTTTTACAATATCTGAAACCGTTCGATTATCCCCACAATCACTAATACAAATATCATTTCCTTTCCTCTCTTTGGATTTAGTTTGATATAAGATTCATAGTATATTTCAAATTCGTTCCGCTATTACAATTATCTAGTGCAACTTTATATCTCTGGATTAGAATTTTTCTCGATCTATAATTCCCACAAGAATCATAATAGTTTTATCATTATTTTAATATTGAAATCATGCCCAAAATAATTAAAAAACCCCCCAATTTCGAAATTCATCTGGTTTTTCATCATTATAATATCTTTTTATTAAATTCATTCAATAACAATTTCTTTATATCATTAATTCGTTTTCTGATCCAGTATAATTAATAATGCTCTCTTTAATGGATCTTTTTTTTTACGAATCTTGTACTGTCTGATACTTTATTACTGTTTAACATATTAAGAATTTCTATATTTTATAGTTGCAATAATTTCTTTTATTACATGGAATATCCCAAAGGAATATTCGAATGGCTTTTATACAACATTCCTCCAAACTCGCATTCCTTCAGATGCGACAAAATACTATGGTTAAAATTTTCATTTGATAATATCAATTCATATACTGGTTGTAGATTTAAATTTTCTTCTTTTACAGTTGCATAAAGAAATCCTACAGGTAATCCATCATTACCAAGTTTAAAATTTGAAGGGGAAATATCAGAAGTTCCCCATCGATTCATAGATGTTTTATATTCAAGATAAATATATAAAGGTATTTTTTTCTGACCAGAAGATGTATAAATGGATAATTCTGGTTTTCTATTCTTCTTTATAGACATGAATGCTATATTATCAATTGATAATTCGATATATAACGATAGGGTATTACGAGATTTAGAAATCATCTTAGGGATTATAAATGAAAAGCTTAAAGAGGTTTTTTTCGTTGCAAATAATAATATTAAAATTACAACTACTACTATGACTATTATAACTACCAAAGAAGTCCAAAACCACCATGTTGTAAAAATAGAATCAAAACTAGATTTATCTTCATTTTTATTATATCTTGCAACAGGAGGTGTGGTAGAATCTATATCCATTATTTGCAGACTGTATTTCTACAATAATTTTATTCATCCATATTCCTTTGCTTTTTTCTTGCTCTTTCCTCTTCATCAGAAGATTCTTCAAATTCTTCTTCATCTGATGAATGTATTTCATACAATTCTTCTTCTTCTTCTTCTTCGTTATCCATAATATCTTCTACAATCTGTTCGGCTTCTGCAAGGTCTATCTTTAGTTTAGGAAGATCTGAATATTCGTAATGCTCCAAAAACTTTAATATGGAATTATAACTTTGATCCCATTCCTTCTCCAAGAGAGAAGTAAACAAGTCATTTATAAGAACATAAATTTCGGTTATTGGTGCAAATAGTTTTTGAATATCATCAGAATTTAATATTTTTTGAAAAGTCTCGTCAATAATACACATCTGTGTATGAAATGTTACACCATCAAGAGGATCATATTCTTCATGAAATATTGCAAAAAAATGACTATATGTTACAATTGCATCTGTTTTTGGACAATTTGCTGGATTATTTGAATTCGTTTCCATTTTGCTAATTTATAAACCTTTTTATTTTATTATTTTTTAAACGTATTATTGTAAACTCTTTTTTTTGTCCATAATTTACCTCCAAGATATACTGTTGAAACCATAATCATAAATTTAGATAATTTAAAGTATAATTATCTTCTAAGTATATTTGCTTAATACCGTTATTCGATCCTATTGTAGTTATTCCAATTATCCTACATAGAATAATAAAATTTTTAATTCTTCGATATTATCAAAATAATTTTACCATAAGCAGTATGTCGTAATTTATTAACCAAGATATATTTTACCGAAAAGTTTTAATTCTGTAGCATTTAAAAAAATCCTCGAATAAACATCAATAATTTACAATTGATTCTAAACCTTTTATCACATTATGAGGGAATCTATAAATAATAAAACGATTTAATCAGAAATATTATAATTTTTTTTTGTTTTGCTTACTACTTTTATAATTTTGCAATTACAATATTATATATACATATTTTTCTAGACGGATAATGAAAATATTATCTTTTTAAGCTATCGAGGATACTCTACAATTGCTTCCATAAAATTAAAATATATTTACCATATCTTTATTATGAATAATATTTAATACACTTATTTTTTGCAAATAAATAAACGTTTTTATTATTGCAAAGATAGAAAAATCGTTTAAAAAATTAATTTTTCGATATTTACGTTTTACATCATAGATTTCTTTTTTAAAGTTTGATAGTTGCAATTTTAAATTTAAATGAATAATCCATTTTCTACCAAACCAAAATGGAGAACCGGAAAATGGGGAGAAATGCCAGAAAATGCAATCACACCAATGCCTCAAGTTGTAACAAAAGGAAACCAAGAAATGACTAGTAATATTCCAAAGGGGACTATAGCTGCTTCCAAAACTGTTGAGAAACCTTGGAAAAAATATATAATTCCAATTGCAATAATTGTTGGAACATTGGTTACAGTAGCTATTGTAGCTATTATTGTATTCATTATAAGAAATAGAAATAACAAAAATAATGGTCAACAACCTCCAAAAAAACAATTTACTCCAGGAAAGAATATTCTGCACTCAGAAAACCAAATGAATTATCCGGAAGAGCAACCCGTAAAAATACAAGAAAATGTTGAAGAAGAATTAAATAACGTAGCCGAAGTTGCAAAAAAACTTGGAATCTCTCAAGAAGAGAAAAAAACTAAAAAAGTTCCAACCATTAAACAATTGATGGAAGAATATGAAAAAATTCTTCAAGGATCTTCAGAAGAAGAGACTCCTCCTGTTAAAAGGAAAAAATCCAAAGATGGTCCTCCATTGGAAGAACCATTACCAAGATTATCCTTTAAAGAAATCCAAGATAAAACTCACAGAAAAACCATATCAGAAGAATCAGAAGATGAAAATGTAAAATTACCCAATAACCTTAAAAAGAATTCTCATCTTACTGCAGCTTATTTGACATCTTTATTAGATCAGATAAAAAATAATGAAAATGATGAAGAAATAGGTGTTATTGAAGAAGATAAATGAGTTTTTGACGCTTAATAAATCAGTTTCACTTTTAGTAATATTTTTTTTATTGTATCATGACTGAAAATATATCTTTGGAAGATAAATGTACATTTATAACCTGTCCTCATTGTCCTCATTGTGAAAATATCGAAGATAAAAACTCTATTCAACCAAAATTGCAAGTATGGGATAAAAATAGAGAATTATTTAAAACTGCTTTATGTCAATTTCACTTTGGAAAAACATGTAGAATATTGTCAAATATTCCAAAAAAAGAATCTATTATCGAATTATTTTCATTATTAAAAGACTACCCATTTGCATTTCCTCCAAAAGAAATGAGAAAGATTGCGAAAAAAATTAAATGTCCTATAAAGGATTTTGGACATATATGGCAAAAAATTATTATGAGTGGATTACAAGAAAATTTCGATTATTTATTGGTAGAAAATTCTGATCAAACATTTGTTTTAGCGATAAATATTAGGGAAATTATTGATCAACATAAGTTAAAACTCGATGAATTTCGTTCCATTTTAAATAGATTTGATATCCATTAGATTTATTTTATACCGAAACTCAATCCTTTTGTAATTGCAAATGTCAATGAATTTTTAAATTGCGAATAGGATTCTTCCTTTGTATATTCTTTAAATATATCTAGATAAAAACTAATCATTTTAACACATGTTGCTGCAAAAGGAAATTTTCTTTGTTCTCCATTTTCTAATTCTACCAATTTGACAAAAATATTTTGAGAATTGTTTAAAGTTATCAATGTGGAACCTGTAACGAAATATAAAAATTGTTGTAATACTTCTATCGAACTCTCTTTAATCATTTCGGCAAGACAACTAAGAGGACAAAGTGCACCATTTTTCAAAATATGATTCGATTTAAAACAATGATTCGAATGTTTTTCAGTAGTTGTATTTTCGTTATAGAATGTCAATTTTTGTATCAATATTTTTGCATCTATGATTGGATTTTGAGCAAAAAGTATCCATAATTGTCTATATGTTGGTTTTATATCTGGAATAGTCACTGAAAATCCTCTTCGTAATTCTTCCAGATCATGAATACTATTTCTTTTATTGATAGAATATTCTTGTATAATTCGTTTTCTGCAAATTTCATTTACATAAACTTCCACTGTTCCAGGTGTTAAAAATCCATCGAGAAATGGATTAATGTTATCTTCAAGATATAAACTCAATTCATTCAATTGTTGCTGATTCATAAAGTATAAATTTAAAAGACTGGTAGCAAAATTCCTATCAAAATCTGCTACATCTAAAGGATTAAATTCTTTACATCCTTGTATTAAAATCTATTATAGAAAAATTAGAAATTATTTAATAATATACTTTGAAAAAAACCATAGGTTGATCGATAAAAAACGAAAAGTTATTCAAACTGGCATGTCCTAATAATAATCCCAATACGAACCAATGATTTGAGTTTAAATTAGTATCAGTTAATATATTCCTTTTAGAATTTATATTAAATAATCCTGTTTCTAGTAAAGACATCCAATAAAGAGTAAGTCCTTCTTGAAATACACCCCTTCCTTCTCCGAGTTCTTGATATTTATCTTCTTCCATACTAAACGATAATGGTATTTTATGTCTATTTCTCATCATTACACAATTAAATATCGGAAATTTCAATGAATGGGTAAATGATTTTATGATTCCTTGAGCATGTTCTATTATTTTAACGTTTCTCCATTTTGAATCTAGAATTATAGAATCTTCAAAAAGATTTGGCCGATTCATATTTACCATCATATATTCAAATTCTCTAAATTCTTCTCCTTGAAATATCGAATAAATTTGATCATAGTGATTTTGAAGATGAAAATCCGATAGATCACCAGAGAGTATCCATTTTTTCATGAATTTTGAGTTATAAATTTGTTTCAATGTTGGTATATTTTCAGAATCTCGTACCAATATAAATGCTATCAATAAAGAAAAAACCCATCCTCCTTTATATGGAAAAATCCATATTCTTTGTGCATTTTTTAATTGATATTCATTGATAAAATTAGATAATTTCCTTTCTTTTTCGATTCCTATTTTGTTTCCTCTTATTAAATGTTTATACAAACTGATTAATGTTATTCCAAATTCCCACGAGTTTTGTTTTTCATCAACATTTTTATATAAATCCAATAAAGTATAAAGAGTATTATGAACTTTATGAAATGATGAACAGTATATAGAACTTGATTTCATTTTACTACTAGTAACAGTATTATACATGCAAAGTTTAAATTTGGTTTTCTTTGCAATTGCATCGTAATAAAAAACGGTTCTTTCTAGAATAGTTTTTTTTGGCAATACAATTCCCTTTTCATGCAATAAATAAATCTCTTTACAATAAATCGAAAATGCTTCAGGAATATTTTTAATGATATAATTTCTTAGATTAATATTCTCCATTGAATTCAATTTAAATGTTTCGGTAATTATATTTCCAGAGGTTAAATGAACAAGATGATCAAAAGCTATTCTGCAATATAATTTATCATTTTTCCAGCTAAACATTATCAAAAATGGGCGATTTGAAAATATTTCATTTTCTTGCGGTTTCGGCCACCAAGCAGATCCAGTTAGATTCAATTTGAAAATTAAATCTTTGACATCTTTATCATTATAACAATCTATAATCATACATCTTTCATCTTTTATATAGTGTTGAGACCAAATATCATTCCATACTATCTGAGGCCAATGTTGATTTGCTTGAAACCATTCCAAAACATTTTCTATTGCTTCTTTTACTTGAGATATCGAATCAAAGATTTTTATTTTATTTCTTGGACCATTTGCAAAGAATCTAATGATTGATTCTATATTTTTAAAAGGATCTATAGAGAAAAACTTTAAATCTACATCAATATGAGTTTTTAAATTAAATATTTTTTTCCCGATTTCTTTGAATACTTTAAAGATCAAATCTTTTTTAATAGTTTCCACTTCTTTTACATCTTCATTGAGCAAAAAAGGAGATATTATAATCTCATCTTTTTCAAATATATTTGCTTTCCTGATATTTCCGTATTTTATCCACATATTATCCATCAGGATTTTTGAAATATTTACTATATTCAAACCGTAATCAAATATAGGAAGTGGAAAACCTTTTTCTTCAATAAATAGCAAGAATGAGCATAAAGCATCCAATAATTTAAATATTTTGAATAAATTATGATTTGTATCATCGGTAGATTTTATCTTCCGTAAAGGATGATACGAAGAAGAATTATTATACAAGTCTTTGATTGCAAGTTGAAGTGGAAAATGAGCAGAACCTTGATTGAATATAAACCAAGAGATATCCTTATCTATTCGACTTGCAATTTGTTTCGTAAAGATTTCAGGATACTTTTCAATTGTATAAAATAGATTGGTAATTTTTGTCTCATCTTGTTCTATCCAAATTATACATGATATTGTTCCTTTTCCATAATAAAAAGTAAATGGTTTTCCTTCCACAACTTGTTTATCATTAATCATTTTTCTTATACTTTTATCGTTAAAAATTCCTATTCTAGATTTATTAACATCAGATTTAACTCTTTTATTATCCAAATCTTCTTGGTCAGATTTTCTTTTTGTACAAGATTTATTCATTTATACTATATTTTGAAATCAAAAAACAAATAAATTTTGACCATTATATTGGAATTTTAATATGATATGAATCATTATTTTTTAATTCCAAAAATAATGTATTTTTATTATCTCTTGCAGTTTCGACAGATATATCTTGGAAGAATTTATTACCATTGATTGTTTCTTTCCATTCCATTATTAAATCTTTCCATTGTTTGTTATTAGACATCCATGTTCCTATAAATCGAATATCTTGATCATACCATTCTAAAAAATCATTAATTGCTTCTTTCGTCTTGAAAAATGGTCCATAAAAAGTTTTATGGATAGGACATCTAAATCTAAAACCTTTTCGAAATTTATCAATTATTAAACTCATTCCGGTCTCTCTGTTTTATTCATCCATATTTTATTTTATGGTTATAAAATATTTACCAATCACAGTATTTATAATGTATGAAGTATTTAATCCAAGTCCAATATCGAATGATCCTTCTCTAGATAAGATTAGAAAAAGAGCAGATAGAATTCTAAATCAAATCAAAGAATCAGAATGGGAAAATCAAAATGCATTTTCTTATTTGAAAACGATCATAGATTTACCAGGATTTGGATTACCAGATGTATTTTGTGAAACTAAACAAGGTTGTGCAATATGGAGAAACAGAAAACTAGGTCACTTACAAACACATAGTGTAAAAATAGTTGACGAATGCGTTCTAACTAAATGTATGGATACCGAATGTTGTGGATTCGTTTATATAACTATCGGATTTAATACTAATGAATGTAAATGTTCTGATCAGATTATGAATTTATCTAGACATGTTATAATAGATCGGGAAAAAAACCTGATAAAATCAAGAGGAGATTCAATAGAAATGTGTATTGCTATTTTATCAATCTTTACAAGTGTTGGAGTTTGTAGAGTAGATCCAGAAAAAGCTAAAAAAATGCAAGCAGATGATAAAGCAATTATTTTGGCCAAAACATCAGGAGAAGATTATCAAAGAATGTTGCAGAGTTTGGCTGATAATATAAATCGTTTACAATAAAATAAAAAAAAAAATAGTTTCCATAAATTTTGTATAATTTGTATAGTTTGAGAGTTTTTTCAGAAAATGAATTTTCAAGATTATAATGATCCGACATATTTATTGGCTGTGAAAAAACAAGCAATTCTAAAAAAAACAGATGATCAACAATCAACTACCCTAAATAATGTGACTATTGTTACCTTTTCTGCATTAGAAAATATTTCAAATTTTCAGGAAAAGTATGATATAAATAGTTTCGGAAATTGGAATTATTATTTAGCAAATTGGTTAAGATCAAATAGAGAAAATCGATATTATAAAATTATCGAATCTTTTGCTTTGACAGGAATTTTAGCAGCACCCATCACGGATGTTTCAAATAATATTTATTATTTTTTCATTATTCCACCATACCTTGCACAATATTGGGATGATTATTATAAACCAAATATTTTGGGAAATGATGCAATATCTGCAATTAGTATGACTCCTGCTAGATATAATCTACATAAATGGAGTAAGAATGCTGATAAATTTGTTGAATCTGTCGTACTTGGGAAAAAATTAGTGTCTCCTAACTCTAACATTAGGAATTATATCGAAGATTTATCCCAATCTGCAAAAAAAGTTATTTCTGGAGAAAATCTTGCTAATTCTTATGTTGGAGTTTTTGCATATGCTCTCGTTAAAGATCAAGATGAATTTCTTGTTCCAAATATTGCTTTTCATGTTACTAAAACGGTATTTGAATCCATGAGAAGACAAGAGGTAAAAGCAATGCCTTCTAGAGCACCAGCAAAAGTTACCGTAAAAGATATCAAAAAAATTACAGCAGATAATATTATTAAATTACAAGAAACCGAAGCGACATTTATGGACCCTCTATATTGTATATATGTAGAATCTATTCCAATGGGTTCTACTCCATTTAAATTTACTTCCAAATATGCTTCTGTAATCCAAGTTCCAATATCAAATGAATCTGTTCCAAAAAGCTTGATCGATGCACAAAGATGTATTCTTGGACAATGTTTTCTAGCATCAGATAGTCCTGCTACTGGTTTTATTGATTTAAGAACTACTCCGGAAAAGTTTTCACCACAGATTAATGTTAATTGTTCTGCATATGATCCCATGAAAACTCAAGTATTAGCTCAAGAATTTGGAATTACAAAATTACCAAATGAATCTTATAACGATTTATGTGAAAGAGCTAAAAAAGCTATCCAAATCAGATTACAACAAACCGGTAGGAAATCTAGTTAAATTATTTATTTGTATTCATCATAAAAATAAAAATTAAATGTTTGGAAAAAAAATTAGCGTATTATTTCAGTTGTTCTTTATTTATTCAAAATGGCAGAACGAAAGAAGGCAGATTCTGCTTTCAATATCGTATATCCTGCACCGACTGAAGATGTTCAAGTATCTGGTGGGTTAACTTTCCCAATTATTGATATTCCAATTTCGAAAACTTTTTTTGGTAAAATACCTGAAGTTTCTCCACAGAAAAAATCAGATATAGATTTTTCACAATTTCAAGAACAGATTGCAAAATTAAATGAAGAATTAGAAAGATTAAAAAGTTCTCAAGGAGAAAAAAGTAGAGAAGAATCCAAAATATTTAAAGATGTAAAACCTCTCGAAACTGTTCAATTTTTAATGGAATCACCTTTTATTCTTCTTCCACTGTTGAGTAGTGTTTTGCATCCACTTTATGTTGGTACATCAAGACCACTTGCAATTTCTGTAGGATCTATTTCCTGGTTGCATACTCTAGATCAATTGAGAACTATGGGATGGCCTTTTTATGGAGAATACGGAATAGAGATGTTTCTTTTAAAGAGTGCTTGGATTGTAAAGCAAGAATTAAATTACACAGTCATTAAAAGACAGCAAGAAAACGAATGGGTAGCATTTGATATGGATTCTTATCAAGGTGATTTTGAAGCATTTCAAAATGATGTTCGAAATACTAAATATATAAATAATATCGAAAAATTCTGCACTTGGTATCCAGATCAAACTAGACAAGAAGAAAGATTGGAAAAGGGATATTCGAAATTGATAAATGATATTAAATCATCTCTTGGACCCTATGCATTTCTTCCTCAAAATTATAATAATGTTCAACCTGGAGAAGAATTAAAATGTCCTCCAAAAGATGTAGAATTTTATATTGGCGATGAAAAAGTGAAAGGATTTTTAGAATTTTGGACTGAATATGATAAATTAAGACCAACATATGTAAAAGTTGGTAATCAACTCAAAACTATTTATGAATGCACACCTCCTTTTAAGGATAGATTTGCTTGGATACCAATAAAATATAGAGCTAAAATCGAAGAAATGTACAACTTGATTCAATTCAAGTACAATTCGGACACGTTTCAGAAATATCTATATACTCTTCTTAAATACGATACACTAGATAAAAGTTTAAGAAATCAAGATGAGCAAGGAAAAGAATTCATTATAGTTCAGGGTCCTAACAAAATTGGCTATAAATTATATATTGCTACTCTTCAACTAAATTTTGGACCTCACGAAAAGAGATTGGGAGTTCCAGATGGAGAATTAACCCTTAGAGAATGGATGGAAAAATATACAAATGATAGAACTCTCGATCCGTTATTTCAAGCCATATTAAATGCTCCTGCACCTCAAAATGAAGGAATTCCAGGAAAACCTGGTCTCTATAAAGATAACATCTATAATTCTGGAAGAAATGGAATGAAAATGTTTGCAGATGCTCCTGTAAGAATATTCAAACATCAATTGGTAAAGACAATTATTAGAAACGTAAATCCTGGAGAACAATATGCTGATTGTAGAGAGAGATTTATTTCCGGAATGTATGATTTCATATACAATACTTGGGCTCCGAAAATTGAAAACTTTCCTACAGAGGTTCCAGCTAGATATAGAGAAATATTGACAGAGCTTTTTGAGTATGGAGGTCAATCTGATAATTGCCAATTTTCTACACTTTCCGTTTTGAGTCAACCAACAAGAGAATCTATATCTCCTGCACCAATGGAAATTATCACTTTGAAACAATTACAAAAAATGAGTGAAAAAGAATTAAAAGCTAGGATTGAGGATACATTAAATATTGTAAAAAAATTAGCATAAGTAAATAAAAATCTCCATATATAATAGTTTTATTTTAATTATTCTAAATGACAGATCAAGTCGTGAACGCTCTAGATACTAGTCCAGAAAGCTTAACGAATACTAGTCCAATAAGCTTATATCCTTTAGTTGAAGAATATATAGATATCCCTATCTTAAAAAATCCAATTGAATCATTAACAACTCCTATTCCACCGATAGAAGATCAAATAATAATACCTGACATACCATCTACAATTCCTCCCATTGCATATACTCCTACACTTCCAAGCGAAGAAGAGTTAGAAAAAAAACAAGCTGAAGAATCTAAGCAAAGGTATCTAATTCAAAAGGAATATTAAGAAATTTTTTAAAAGAGAAGAAAAACAGAAACAAGCTGGAGTTGAAATCCAACCGAGCGAAGAATTAAAAGAAGAAAGTAAAAAACTTTATGAGAAAATACAAACTTATTCTCAAACTTATGAGATAGAACAATTAAAACGATCTCAAAATGCAAATTACTTTATTCTATTCAACTATTCACCTAGCAATATTATCAAAGAAATCAAATTACCAGAATACTTTAAAAATGTTACAAAAAATGAATACGAGATAGATTTCAAGAAGGCTATTCGAATTTAATGATTATATTAGTAAATGTGTTAAATATGTTTTATTGTACAACAAATTTCTGCTAAGAAATATAGATTTGATTTTGATAAATCTATTTGTGAGCCAAATCTTTGTTTACCATCCGTAAAATAACGAGTATTTGTTTTTTTCATGTTAACGAATAGGGAATTATCAACCGTGGAAGAAGATTTTGATTTCATACATTTGCATTTTCTATTGTGTTTGAAATGGCCAGAAATTTTAATGTCATTAAAATTATTAAAAGTTTCAACGAGTCCCCAAGTTCCACTTTCATATGCGTATTTTTGGAATATTTTATTATATTCTAATAATATAAATCGAATAAAAGCTAATTTTTACTTGATAAAACCATGTATACGGAAGAAGACCATTTTTGGTTCAATGTAAAATCTCTATCACATATTTTTAATTTATGTGATATCATATACGGAATCACTCTCTGGATTGTGTGATGAAATCTATACTGAAATTGTTTGGTCAAGAGCTTTATAACGAATTGTATTATATTTATCCATGTTGAACATTCAGGAAGAGGTTGAATTTGATTTGTACAAAGATCGCAGTTGCATGACATTAGTGGATTTGGAGCAGACATTTAATAATTTGATTTATTTTTTTTTAAAAAGCGCTATAAATTCATAGAAAAAAATAAATTTGGTTATTATAATCTTCGCAATTACAAGAAATATTTTTTTTAGTTTCCTATGATTGATTTTTCCAATTCTTGATAAAATAAATCTATATCTTTTCCGTTATTCTTTATTATTACATCTGGTTTTATTAAATCTAGAGGAAATTTTTAATTGATAATAATAATACCTATAGAGGTTTCACTAACATGTTTATCTTTACATTCTTTTAAAAGATCATTTTCTATTTTAACAATGTAAAATCCATGAGCTGTTAGAAATTCTGCTTCATTCGGAAATCTACAATCAGAAACTACAATCTTTGCTTTAGGATTTTCTTTTAGAATCTGTTGTACATGTATGGTAAAAGATTTTAACCAAATTTCACCAATTCCAATTGGTAAATATTTAGAAATTCCATCTCTTAAAACTTCTGTTCCCATTTTTTGTAGACATTCTCTTGGAGAAAATCCCCATCTTAAATCTATTTCCTCTTTTAATTTTTCATCATATAACTGTTGGGTCGAAAAATGAAATATTGCAGCACAAGCCGATTTCAAAGGAGTTGCTAATGATAATTTTTGAAAATTACGAGTTTTTACCAAGTAATCAGCACTTGTATCTTTACCATGTTTTTTATGTCCAGTAAAAGCGATAAATTGTTTATTTTCCATTAAACTTTTCTTTATTATGAAATTTTTGTATAATAGTAAACGAACTGATTAAATGTTTTTTATTTCAGAAATTATAAAAATATATAAAATCCAAATTATATATCCAATTACAATTAAACTTCCAATTATAATTAATAAAATCTCCCACCAAGGAAATTCTGAAATCTGTTTAGAATACAAAACTTTGAGAGGTAAAAAAGAATTTTTCAATATTTGAGAATGCATGGTAGCTGTTTCGAAAACGATTGTGTTTTTTGATCCATCACCAGTATATTGTGTCATTAATTTAAAATCTGGATGAGTATAATCTCCCAAAACGATATCATTTTGCAAAATGGAAATCTTTTCTTTACAGATATCGAAATCATATTCGACATTCATTGATGAGATTGAAAAATCCACTATAGATTCATTATTTATGATTTTTCCGGTATTTTCATCAATTTTTTGCATTATCATTTTTTTATTAGATTTGGCACCTAAAAAAAGAATAAAAGCAGGTTTAGATTGTATAGAATTTCTAAAAAACGAAAATTTGAAATACGAATCTCTTCCATCCTTGGTAGAAATTACAAAACGAACATTGGAATCTCCAGGATACAAATTTGTTTTACGAATAGAATTACCCATAATAAAAACTATTAAAAGGATAACAAGAATTATTTTTTATTTCAACTTCTACTTTGATCTGCTGCAGAAGAAATATCTGATAAACAATAGGTAATAACGCCCATTTCAATAAGATAATGTAGAATCAAAGGTCCACCATCTTGAAACAATATTACTACTTCTTTTGATAATTGCCCTGCTTTCGTAAAAGAATTTATATATTTAAGCATATATGTTGCTTGAATATAGTCGTCACCTAATTCTTGTTCGGCATCCTTGAGCATTTTAGAAATATTAATTGGTTTTTCTTTATCATCCTTTAATGTTTTTAGAAGATATCTAATTTTTACTTTATCATCGGTATTTTCTTCTGGTTCTTCTTGAGTTATATCTACTCTATCAACCAAGAATGGGGATTCTTCTTCATCTTCCATGCTTTTGAAAACGATATCGTTATTTTCACTATTCTTCTTCATAAATGAAGGATTTTTATCAGTAAATTTTACTCCATCTTCTGATGGATAAAATATTATACATCTTGGAGAATAAGGACCACCTCCAGAAGTGCTCTAAATATGTGGGGAAAATATCAAATATCATACCTTTGTGATCATTCTAAAATCCTTCATATTCGTTGCAAAAGTTACAACAGTTGCAGTCTGAAATAATTCATGAATATGATGTTGAAAATCAGAAGCAGAAAACTGTAAAAACCCTCCAAATTTCTTTGCAGGGATTTGTATATTTTCCATTTCAGAAGTTTCGTTTCCAACAATTGTAGTATGATTAAATGTATGTCTTTTTCCATTGACCATAATTATTCCAAGATTATGTTTTTCTGCCTTGTCTGCAATATAAAATGTAAGCGAATCATATCTAGAGAAATTCAACAATAAAATATCATTACTTTGGAACATGTTGCAAAATCCGGGAAAGATGTTGAGTATCGATTCCAATTTCGAAAACTTGATCACATTTAAATGGATGAAATAATCCAATTTCAAAATGAGTGGATAAGATTGCCATTCTAACTTGTTCCATTCCAAATATGGATAAACCTTCGGGAGAAAATCGCAATACAGCATCAGGAGTAAGAGGAGTAATTATTTCAATCACCTTTTTTATGTTAACTCCACAAACCGTCGTAGCATATAAAGGATATTTTGAATAATCTCCAGTATTATAATACTTTTCATATTTTAATGAATCTTCTTTATTTTTTTTATCCTCTTTTTTCTTTTTCGATTTGGTATCTTGAATTTCCTTTTTTTTTCTTTTCTTTGAGTCTGGATTTTTTGTTTTTTTAGTCGTTTGTATCTTTTTTGCCTTTTTAATACTTGATACGAATGGAAAATCTTCGCCTAAATCTATTGAATCAGATTGAGAAACCATAAACGGGATTTCATTATCAGACATTTATACCAACTGTAAATTTAATTGCAATGTTTTGAATAGATCCTCAACGTATAATTGGAATTTGTATCAAGATTTTAATACGTGCGCTTTACAATGAATTGGAAAATAAAAATGGGTACAATGATGTTTAAATTTTGGAGAAATTTGACAGCTCCACAAGATAAAGAGCGAATTAGTAATGAATTTTATTTTGTTTCAGCAACATTTTGGAATTTCGATACTGGTAAAATGACGGATTTTACTTTTAAAATTCAAAATCTTTTGGAAGAAAATTCGAAAATAAGAGATCATATCTTTAATGATAATTCAAATTGTATAGTTGAAATTAGATACCGATATCGAGGATTATATTATAGAATATTATACAACAAAATTATAAATTTCCCTCCTTATGTCGATGATTCTCAAACTCCTTTGATTAGATTATTTTCTCGCGATTTTAGTAATATTTCGATAGATTTAATAGAATATGAAACAGAGATTGATCAAATTATAGGAAAGGAAATAGAAATAGAAGAACCCGATATGAACCAACTATTAATTGAATTAAGAGGTCCTGGAAATCTATTTCATCTGGATGTTTCTAACTGCTGTCAATGGGATATTATTTGTAAATGGATAAAGATATTCTACTTAGAATTTACAAAGATAGAATTTACTGAAAATAATATTGAAGTGAGAATTTTATGGTCCAATGGGGATGAAGAAACTTTTTGATAATTATTTTTTCAAGAATAAAAATTTTTATTGTTTCCTTTCAGTTGTTTTACAAAATTTTCGAATTTATAAAAGAAAATGGCATTTCCTCAATTATTCCAGTTTGCCAATGAATTCGGTATTACCAGAAAGGAGGGAGTTTTCTCTACAATTGATGTTAGAAACATTAATCAACAATCAGATCAAGAGTGTGGATGTGTTCCTCAAACTAAAAAGCTTGAAATATGTGAAAGCATTAGCAAGAATTGCCAAAAGGGAGTCACTACTACTCTTATTGATCCAGAAACCGAATCCGAATTTGAATTTCCTGAAGGAAGCGTTATCAATCAGATTATCGTAGTGGATAAAACTTGCGGAAATTTAAGTTGTGAATTGTCTTTCATTCTTGGATACCTCTCAGATTGTATAGAAGATGATACAAGATTAGCTTTACTTGCACAAAGATCTGCTGCAGCAGATTGTCAAATTACTGGATCACTCTTAAATACTTATCATAAATTACACATCGATCAAAAACTTACTGGTGCTGCTCTTGCTGCTCAAAAAGCAATCTATGATCCTGAAGATGCTGAAAATGGAGATTGTATTCAAGATGTTGATTTATGTATTGTCAATGGTAATAATTATGTTGGAGAACCAAAAGCAATTAAACCTGCTATTACAGTGACTTCTGGAGAATTGTGTGTTGACGATCTAGAATTTTTCTACTGTTGGACTCCTCCATGTCCTGGTGTTGTCTGGAAACCAGTTATTCAAGCTCAACCATGTTCTCCAAAGGGTTGCAGAGGTAATTCTCCATGCTCACCTCGAAATAAAGTTAGATTTGGAAATTCTAATAAACGAGGATGCCATTAAAGCGCTTTGCTTGTAGAAATTTTTTCACAAAATAAAATCATAATTTAAAAAATCTTTTTTATTTTTTTTTCGTAATGGAAGAATTCAAAAAACCAGATCCCGTAACAAAAACAGCATTATCAAAGATGAAAAAACATCATAAAAAAAAAGTAGTAGATGAAGAATCTATAATGTTAGAGGATATTCAATCTAGCTTTTTATCTATTGGAGTAAGAGAAGAAGAAGAATATGAAATTGATGAAGAATGGATTTATCCTAAAGGAGAAAAACGTCTCACTGTAGAAGCCATTGAAACCGATGATACGACTGATTTTGGAGCATCTAATGATAGAGCATCTACAAACGAAGTCACAATGGTAAGATTCTTCAATAGATATTCTATCAAACATGTTTCGCTGTGGAAACATTCGACTGATAATAAGGGTAAATCATTTGATTTATATCCCTTGGAGTGGACTGGAAATTGCATACATTGTGGAAGACCATACAATACAGAAAAAGAAAAAAAAGTTCCCATCTTTCCTCCAAATGATTACGATGAAAAGGAAAAATGCTGGATTTTAGAAATCATTCCTCAATGTTATGCAGTATGTAGTAAAGGTAAAATAATGGAAAGTTCTTGCAATTATAAAGAAAGAAAGTTGTCTCTTTTAGCTAGATTCTTGAGGGAATTTTTTATTCCTGAGCTAACAACTATTACTTATATTCCGCTTTCATGTATTAAAGAATTAAATCCTCTGGGCGGTTATATGACTTGGGAACAATACGATAAATTATCTTTCACTATTAATGGATATATTAAAACGCCTCCCTTTATGTTTGTAAATACTTCGATAGAATTGATAGATATGGAAGAGAGAGAAAAAAAGAGACGTGAACACTTTGAAAAAGTAGCAAATACAAAAGCAACAGTTGACCAACAAGAAAATTATAAATCGAATATGTTGAGAGTTATAGAAGAAAGAAAAACCAAAGTTCCATCAATACAAGAATCCAAAATTGGAAAACAACTTGGTATTGTAATGAAAAACCAAAATACAAAAAAATGAATTCTAATCAGATTCTATTTCATCAGTAACCAAGATTTCATTATTCGACACCGATTCTTCTTTATCATCATTATTTTTTGAAAATAAACTAAATTTTTTGGATCTTATATTGCGATTATTTCCCTTCTTATCTATATTTTTGAAAACGATCGATTCTTCAGTTGTAACTTTTTCTGATGGATTATTAATTTTTTTCTTTACAATTTCAGATCCTTCTTGATTATTTGTGGAAGTTTTTTTAGTAATACCAAAATTAAGAATTATCTGTTTATTTCGTGAATTTTTTTTAACGATTTTAGGTTTGTTTCTAACTTCTTGGGATTTATCGAGATTAATAATCTTTAACGTTTTCTTTTGGCGATTTACAGACATTAAAATAAACTAATTGAATTCGAAAAAAATCTTTATTTGTTTTAAACGATTAAAAGTCTAATAAAACGGAGCATTCTGATTTTTCTTTTACAGATTCTATTTGATATTGTTGATTCATTTTCTTTAAACTTTCAATAATGTCCTTACCTTTTCCATGTTTCATTATTTCGAGTTCAGAAGTTGTAAATGGCTTTTCTCCCAATTCTTTACAAATCATTTTAATAATATTATCATAAAATCTCAAGTTGGAATCTCCCTTTATCATATTAAATATCCTAATAACGCTTGGAGGATAATTCAAAATCATAAAAATAATCTGCAATACGAGAGCATTATACATGAAATTTGATCTTTCGATATAAAATAAATGTTTTTTAGATTCCCATAAAATGTAAATTGGATCAAAATATTCAAATATCTCTTGTTCTTCATCATCCATAAATACAAGTATTGCTCTACCTCTAATAATATTCGTAATTTGATATACATGAGGATAAAAGTCCGTAAATCTTTTATCATTTTTTGCAGCAGTCCTTATAATATCATCTATAATTTCCCAAGTAACAAGATTTACATCAAATATTTTACGAAGATGAAGTTTATAATAAATCTCGTCTGTAACCCATTCTGGAATGGTAAACTTAAGCTTACCACTAATTCTCCTAACCCAAGATATAAAATGAAGTTTTGGTCTATAAGTAAATGGAATATGAGTAATTGTTTCCTTATCATGTACTGCAGCAGAAGTATTATCCAATACTATAATCGATAATCCGCATTTGCAATATAAAGAAGGCGGTTTCTCATTAAATTGCATAACCGATGTTATACATTTAGGACAATATTCAACATCCGAAGATTCTATTGGGAGTTCATGAAGAGCTTGAGCAAGCTTCTTGGAAGATTTAACTTTTTCAGTAGTAATTCCAGAAAACATTTCGTAAGAACTCAATTGTGATGTAATTGGCTTTACCGTAAAAGTATTCATATCATTCGTTATTTGAAATGGTATTTTTTTCTTTTTAATTCTTGGTTTAAGTGGACCATTTGCATTTACTCGAATTGTTTCAGTAGATGATTTTTCGGTTTTTGAAATATTATTTTCGGTTTCTTTTATAACATTTGCAACACAAAAAAGATATTCTATTTGGTCATTACTTCTTTTAAGTCTATTTATTTTATTCTCAAATTCTTCTATCTGAGCTCTCCAGTCTGATATTTTAGGCCTATTTTTAGGAGTATTTGATGTTTTTTCCAAAATATCTTTGAGGTTTACTATACTTTGTTTATATTCAATAATTTCCTTTTCAACTTTTTCCCAATGTTGAAATCTATTTTCGATATTCTCATTGAATGATTTGCTTAAATCAGTTCCTATATCTTGTAATTTTGATCCCTTTTTTGATCCATTTTCTTGATAATCAAGATTTGTACAGCGTTTAAATTTTGGCATTTTTATTTGCGTTGGTAAAATCTGTATAAAACCAACGTTTATTTTAGTTTTGATTAAACACGTATGGAATCTAAATTTATTAGCGCTAATCCTTTAAATGATAATATTCATAATTTCGATGAAAAATGGATACACATTACATTTTTCTTTCTCATATCTCCTTTAATATGGGCTCTAACGAAATACATAACACCTTCAGAATTAATAATACTAACTACATTCTCAGTAGTATTATGTGGATATTTTCATGTTTTATTTCATCATAAAATTGGTTGCGTAAATCACGTACAGATTCAAGTCCTTACATCAATTAGTGAAATGTTGAGAGATAAATTATTATCTAATAAAGTTATCTATCTTTCTCAAGAAGAGGATATGGAAGAAGATTCGTGTCTTTATCAAAGCAAATACAATCTTTGAAATTAAAAAAAATAAATATTTCAAAGCTAATTCCTTTTTTTTAATTATTACCTTTCCAGAAGCTGTTTTTATTATCCAATAATTTCTGGAAAGATATACATAATTAATTGCGTAAATTTCTCTAGAAGGAAAATAGAGTTTTTAGAATAAATTAACAATAATCATTACGTAAATAAGTTTTTCCATTATAAAAGTAATTAGAGAAAAAGATAAATATCAATCCAAGTGCTAATCATCAGACATATCTAGTAGAAATATTCTACTTGGAAACCCGGATATTTCCAAAACTTATGTTAGATTTTGATATCATCATTCAATATAAGACGAGATGAAATATCAATCGACAAATATATGTATATTCTCGTCTCAATTTTTTCGTTTTATACAGAATGAATTGATAAAGGTATTAAATTTTTATTGATAAAAATAATTTGGGTATATCTGGACTTCAAAGTGAATTATGTGTTTTTTATTTGGAAAAGTAATTTATAATTCAAATAAATATTTATGAGTTCAAAAAAAAATATATTTTAAGAGAATTTATCTTAATTAGTCCTGAAATTATTTTACGATTATTATTGAGTAAAGAATAGTAATTTTCAGTTTATATAAAATGGATGATTCAGGATTTTGCAGATTAGATTCAGCATATCCTCATATGCTGAAAAATGATATACATCCAGTAAAAGATAATTATCAAATATCTAATCCTTATAACTATTCTTATATTGAATCTTTGATAGATAATCTTAGACATCAAACTCAAAATAGAGATAATAATGTAAAATCACAACTTTTACAAATTGAAAGAGATATGAATACTATTAAACAATCTTTAATCGTTCCTGAAAAATTAGTCTCAGAGAAATCCATTAAACAAACTGTTGGACAGACATCTTTTTGGGATAATCCAGATAATATTAATCTTATTCGCATCTTGATTATAACTGGAATTATAGTCTTGGTCATTCTTGCGTTTGTAGCTATATGTTCAATTGCTATTGGATTTTCAAGATTAAATAAAAATTGAGCAAAAAAAAATTATTATTATTAGAATCCGATTAATTTTTTGCGAGGTCGCTCTTCAAGCAAATTCTGCAGAAACTCATCTATTTCTTCATCAATCGGCATCATCTCAGGACTACTTTTAAATTTCCGCTTATATATAATTGGTTTAAATTCTTCATTAGAATCATCTTCTTGTTTCCCATATTTAATTCCTATATTTTCAACAGCCAAATCTAGTTCGTCTTTTCCAGCAATATTATCTCCATCATCATAAGCTTCTAGTAAGTCTTCCTCGACGAATTCAAAAACGAATCCGTCATCATTTCCATCTTTATCTTCAT